TCCTATTTTATCTCAGCAAGAAAGCCCAGGAGGATGGGCAGCGGTTGGATCTTTTGCAGGATCTTTGTTTTCTCCTACAACTTTAATTCCTATAGGTGCAGCAGGAAAAGTTAGCATGAAAGCATTGGCTGCAGGTGGAGCAGCATTTGGTGCGGAATATAATATACTCGATCAGCTTGCTTCAACAGCTAAAGTAGATCCAAAACAAGTAGCTGCCGTTGCGGGTATTTCTGCTATTGCTACTCCCGCAGTTGCTAAAAGTTTGAGTGTTTTAGGAACTGGTATAGCATCATCATTAGCAAAAAGATCTGTACCAAAAGAACAAGTTAAGGCAAACGATATAATGCGTGAGGCTCAATTAATTATTAATGAACACGTTGCGCTACTTCCAGAAGGACAGGCAGATTCTAGGGCCGTTGTTAAAGATGTTCTTCCAAAAATACAAAAGAAACTTGGACTTACTGAACAAGAGTTAAAGAATGCACAAGTTACTTCTGACATAAAAGTTAAAATTCCTGGCAGCAAATCTATGGCATTGTCACAGATTAGCGATCAAGCACAGTCATTAAATCCTTTTACTGCATCTAATGTAGTTACTAAATCATTAAGAGATTTTGTTGGTGTATTGTCTACTGATATATCAAGGATTAGCTCTGTTGTAGGCGGTAGGCTTAAAAAACATGACGCAGCAGTAGGAGTAAAAACAGCAAACTACAACAAAAGAGTAGAGCCTTTTATTAAATTAATGCAGACCCTGCCGTCAAAAGAATTAAGTCAAGTTAACAGACATTTAGTTAGCGAAGATTTTAACGGAGCAAAAGCCATTCTTTCTAGGTATGACAATAACGCCTCAACAATAGTTGACGATACACAAAAAGTCTTAAAGGATATAGAAGACGATTTAAGAGAATCAGGATTTAAGTTTGGAAAAATAGAAAATTATTTTCCTGCAAAAATTATTAGCTATAAAGATTTTTTAAACTCTATAGGAAAAGAATTGAAGAACCCTATAGATATGGCTTTAAAAGCAAGAGCAGAAAAACTAGGATACAAAGATATAAATGCTTTGCCCATAGAAGAAACAGAAAATGTTATTGCTCAAGCTTTAAGAAGTAATTCTTCTAACGTATCTCAAAAATCTCTATCAAATAAATCTAGAAAAGTTGTAGTAGATGACGAGTTAATTAAACAATATAAAAAACCACAAGATTCTTTATCTCAACACATATTAGAATCCGTATCCATGATAGAAAAAAGAAAGTTCTTTGGAAAGTCTGCGGTAAACAAAGGAATAAAAAATATTAATTTAGAAGACTCAGTTGATAATCTTATCGCAAAAGAAATATCCAATAAGTCTATGGCAAGCGATGATTTTGGAAAGTTAAAAGAATTGATTGAAGCCAGGTTTGGTATGGGAGAACAAAAAACTGGGGCTGTAGCAAACGGAGCTAAGAATCTTATCTATCAAATGACAATCGCAAATCCTATGTCTGCTCTTACACAGATAGCTGACATGGGTATGTCTGTATTTGCTAATGGATTGCTTAACACTGTAAAAGGAGCTTTAGGTAAAAGAAAAATAAAACTAGAAGATCTTAATTTAGATCAAGTTGTTTCTGCGGAGATGGGTACTGTTGGCGCTATGGCAAGAATGCTAGATAGAACGTTTGCTATTAGTGGGTTTAAAGCAATTGATAGATTGGGAAAAGAAACATTAGTAAATGCTGCTTATTCTAAGTTTCAAAAGATGGCTAAGTCTGACGCAGGTGTTAAGTCTTTGCGTAAAAGATTCGGTAAAGTATTTGACTCAGAATTTGATGCAGTGCTATCTGATTTAAGATCAGGTCAAATTACTGACAATGTAAAGATGATGATGTTTAGTGAGCTTTCTAACTTTCAGCCTATTGCTTTATCAGAAATGCCTTTAAAATATTTGCAAGCGGATGGCGGTAGAGTATTTTATGCACTCAAATCATTTACGATAAAACAATTTGACGTAATGAGAAGAGAAATATTTCATGAGTTTGCAGCAGGCAATACTTTACAGGGAACAAAAAAGCTAATAGCTTACGCAACCATCTTGCCATTGGCGGGTGCAAGCGTGCAAGAATTAAAGGATTACATCTCTAGGGATAATCCAATCTCTATAGATGATATGCCAGATCAAATGATAAAGAATGCCTTGAAGATAATGGGAACTTCTCAATACGTTGTAAAGAATAACCTAGCTCAAGGCAAGATAGCTGCTGCAATTGGAGAAGCAGTGCTTCCTCCGATCAGTTTGTTTGATGCTTTTTCTGAGGATCTAATGAGATTATCCAAAGGAGAGCTTACCGCAAAAGATTCGCAAGCATTGCAAAGAGTTCCTTTCTTTGGGCGTTTAATGCAAGACTTTGTATACGGAGCAAGAGAAGAGAAAAGAATAAAAGATATTTTAGCAGACTAGCCCCTCACTCAGAGGGGTTCATCTCGTTTTCTATAATAAAATCTACATACTGTTTGATCTTGCGGAGGTCTTCGATACCTCCCTTAGCTCTCCACCTGGTGATGTACTTGATAATATTCCCCTCGCAGTATCCTAAGTTATTAGCCATGATGTATTCTATGGGCTGAATCTTTAAAGACTTGTAATGACTTCCCCCTACTTGATGATCGTTAACTCTCAATGCAATGTCTCGCATTCTTCCTCCTGCTCTCTTATGTATTTTAAGAATTGTTTTTGTGTGAACTTAGACTTGTTAACAAATCCCGTAAGGTCTTCTAGCATTACGGCAAGTGTTCCTAAGTGATTGAGGTCGCTACCCGTAAGAACCCTAAGCTTGTCATTGATCCACTCATAAGCCTCTTCAGATCCGACCATTTCTATTTCTATTTCTGATACGTCTTCTGATACTTCTTTTGTCATGAGACTATCCTTTTTTAACAGAAACTTCTTTATTAATTAAATTAAGCCATAAGCTTTCAGGAGAGTTTAGTTTGTCTTGAGTAACAGCCATCCCGCCATTAAATGGTTCGCTTTTTTCTTGAAAATCTTTCTTATTTATCCATCCCGCAACAATAACAGTGTCTTCATTTTTTTGTAAACACAATATGGCTATAGGAGCTTTAAATGATTCTATGTTTTTAAACAAAAGCTTGCCTGTTAAATATGTAGTGGTCTTTATGTCAATGCCAATATCGCTAATCATTATATCTATCCCAGAATCTACGCCCAAATCGTAAGGATTAAACTCTGCCTTGTAAACTTTAGAGGCTGCTAACTCTCCTTTAATTCCTGTAAGATCTATTTCTTTGTCTGTCCTAGATTTATCTCTTCTTTGATTTTTAATTCCAGAAGCCCTAGACAACATTGATCTCAAAACTGCTGCGCGTTCACAATCTAAAAGTTCTTTTTTATTTAAGTGAACACTAATCATAATCCAATCCTTTTCTCATGATACTTAATCAGCGCATTCCATTCCCTTAGCATCTCTTCGTAGTCTGCTTTGTAGAATTTAATCGGGTCTGATTTCTTAGCTATCATCTCTTCTACGAAACCTTTACCGTAATACTCCTGCATCCATATGGTGTACTGCTGCGCTGCTGAACCATACTTCATGCCGTATGCGTTACAACTTTTACATTGTGGGTGTACATTCCTTATGTCCAAAGCCCAGTAAGAACTAGATCCTTTGGGAATGAAGTGACCTCCATCCATGTCCTTGTAATGTTTCTTACACCCGCAAGACACGCACTCACAATATCCATTAGCATCTGTGGCTGCTATTCTAGCTAGTTTCTGTAGAGCCTGGAGGCATTTGGATCTTGGCGTAGATGAATTACGTTTGCGTTTCATTAAGTCTCTCGCGGTTGAGTAGATGAGCGATTTTAATTTCTGCTTTATTTTGACCCGTATAAGGTACTGCCATATTAGCACTAACAAGCTCTGCATTTAGACTTATCTCTTCGCTTTTTATTACACCTAAGTACCGCCCGTATTTGTCTTTCTTTTTCGTCTGGAGCGTGAGCGTTTTGTTTTCTTCAAAGAAGCTCTGTACGAATTCTTTTGCGAGGAGTCCATATCGTTTTTCAACTTTGTCAGAAGTTCTCGATTCGGGTGTGTCAATTCCAAATAAGCGAATACGCTCCCCATGAATCCAATGATTGAAACCAAGGTCAATATCAACATCTACTGTATCTCCGTCTATGACTCTGTCTAACTTACAATTATATTCATACACTTTTGTATGTCCTCTTTTACCTATAATCTCTTATGTATTTATTACTCTTTTGCAAATTGCAATATTTGCATAATATCTGCAAATTATTTTCATCATTACTTAATTCTGGGAACAAACTAGATGGAGCTATGTGGTCAATGTGAAGTCTGGCTTGTTTCCCAGAAGCTCCACACCGTTGACATTTCATTCCTAGTTTTTGGATAAATTCTTTTTTATGCCCTTTCCCTGTAAATTGATTTTTTCTAGGTTTTATTTCATCAATGAATTCTGTTATCAACTCATCAATTATTTCTCCTTGTGATTTTTTTGTCTGAAAGCTTTTTAATGCTAATTTTTCACAAACATCATCATCAAGATTAAAAGTTTTTCTGCTTTTGCCCACTCCCGCAAATTGAGATTTTTTACTTGGAATCCAATTCATTGTCGTCTTTGTCCTCCTTATAAAAATAATGGTCTAGCGGTTTTTCTAAAAGCCAAGCCAATAAGACAGCCTCACAACGTTCTCTAGAGTCTGAGCTTTGACTCAAATATTTCCACGGGGGGCAGCTATCATTAAAAAATACACCTGATTTTTCTGAGATAACTTTTCTTGATTGCATTTTAACGTGATTCCGATTGAACAAAGATTCAATTCCGTCTTCAATAATTGATCCGTAAGGAAGTATATGTCTCATTCGGATTCTTGATTTGTCTGAATTGGACGGGTTTGGGTAGTTCTGAGGTTGAGTTGGACTTATAGATTCAACATCTAGCAAATCATCAAACTTATATGTTTCTGGATCTTCATGCATTATCGTTCTCCTTTATTGAATTATTTGATTCATAAACCTCTATAGATCCTCTTTGTTCCCATTTTATTTCCACAGCCAGGACAGAATGCCAGACCTGAAACAAGACACCTCAAAGTTTTCTCTGCCCTTCTCTGAGTAATGCAGTCCATTTTGTTATACCTTACCGTCAGTAAAGCTTTGGTAAACTCCAAGCTCTCTACGGGATAGGTTTTTGCAATAAACTTTACGTCCTCTGGAGGTTCGTACTTAGCTTCTGTTTCTTTTGTCATGACTCTCTCCCTAAGTATTCAGTGTAATGCCTGATGTACCTTCTGTTTAATTCTATGCTTAAAGCAATCAAAGCATTGTAAGTTTCTTTTGCTTTCTTTTTGTCAATGTTTTCCAAACCTATCTCTAGCTCATCATTGGCTTGGTGTATTGTCGGCATAAACTCCTCAAACATAAGTCACTCCTTAATCATTCCTTATTGGGAAATGGAACATACAGATCGTGCTTTGAGAATACCTGCCCTAAGTGATGACTCAAGACCTCATGCACTTTGTCGTAGTCTACAGTGTTTGCGTCTGCGGTAGACTCAGTACCTATGAGAGCCTCTTGCACTGGCTTCCATAAGGTTTCTTTGACTCTCTCTCCACTCCAGGGAATGTCTACGCTCTTCTTCTCTAGAACCTTTTGCATGGGTAGACCTCTGTCATTCAAGACTTCCGCAAGTTGACGGCAGTACAAGTGGAGTGCGTTATTCTGTGCATTGCTCCTTGTCTTACCTTCAGTCCAACGGATAGTGACGTACCCTTTAGATTTATACACTTGATCTAAGTGTTTCTCAAAACACTCTTTTGTGTGATCGTTACTGATAACCCAGTGTTTCCCTTGTATATCCATAATTACCCCTTTTTTTCTTTGTGTGCTTTTAAATAACTCTTCCTTACTATTAACTGCGCTAAGGCAAACGAATCATTGTTGAACGTCATAGGAGGGCATTGCGTAATCTTCCCTCCATTTGCAAGATACTCAGCAACCTGAGCGTCTATCTTTTTCCTTAGCTCTTCCTTGTTGTTAGTCGGCTTCATGGTTCAATCTCACAAACTCATCCATAGTTATGCCGAATGCTTCTGATAACTTGTATAAAGTATCTACAGTCGCACCCTTGCGATTCATTAGGTGGTAATAGTTTGAATGTAAAAGGCCCATCTGATCCGCTATTTCTGTGGGCTTTTTGCCCAATCTATCATGTGCTTTTCTCATGCACTGTCCGATATTAATTTCCATACAATACTCCAAAACGGGGGCATATAGCCCCCATAACAGACCTAGAAGGGGACATCTACCACGCCCTTAGACTCAACCTTAGACTCAGCCTTCTGTTCAGGTACAAAGTCATCCACAGAAAGGCTAAGATACTTCTTACCCGCCTTTGATTCCCGAACCCATCCCGCAATCTTGAAGTCCGAACCCTTGAAGTTAAAGCTTCCCTTGTAATCAGGTGCTTTATCATTGGTCTTATCCTGCTTGAACAACGCCCCTCTATCAGTATTATCGTAATCCATAATTAATCCTCAAATTGATTTACGTTCTCTTTAATTAAACCCACAGCCTTGGTAACGTGCTTGGCTAGTGAAGCTATGTATTCCTCATCACGCTCTACGCGAACGATCAAGGGTTTCATATCGGGGTGATAAGACATGAAGTCCCACCATTGCCTATCGGTTACCCATAGACACCCCATGACTTGTTGTTTATATCTGTTTGGTAGTTTCCCCCCGCGAAGATATTCAACATGAGTAGCAGGTGCAGGACATTTGATTTCTAATCCCCCATCCCTACCAATGAGGCCGTCTGGTGAACAGCCTGCGTCAATGTCATCATGCAAAATAAAACCCATCTCATGCACTTTGACTTGATTCGTTTGTATGTATAGATTCCTAGCTTCTGGCTCTAGCTCTACGCCCCTCAGCATCCATTGATTCTGAAATATAGGAACACGCTCACCCGTTAGTTCTTCTGCGACTAGCTGATTGATGTAGCCATTAGCTTGAGTAGACCAATCGCCCTTAGCGGTGACGATCTTGTCATACATACTAGCCGAGGGTATGCCTAGTCTTGCGGCAAACCACTCTGCTGATCCTTGTTCGCACTCAAATACCCTCATAGCTCGAAATCATCATTGGATACTTTAACAGGCTCAGGCTTTGCGGGTCTTTCAGCTTTCTCAGAACTTTTATCAGAAGTTAAATCACCTTGTGGCAAATCCTCTCCTGCATAAATATAAATACCAAGACCAAACATCGCTATCGCTTTAGTTAGACACCTCATTTTAGTGTCAGAAACTTTACGACTAGTAGGTTGAAGGATGGATTGGTTTCTATTATCCATCACAGGCAACCACATAGGGCGAGTGATGCCATCTACAGTTAAAGAACAATGCACCGTAACTGATCCGTCTGGGTGATACTCGTTGGGTTCAAATTGATACACTGAGTCGGGATAATGCGCCATTAGTTGTTGCCATGCCCAAGCCCACGAGAGGTAAGTGAGATTACCTTTCTTTTCTGTATGTTGATTGACGTCGATCTCGCTTAGTTTTTTCCAAGTCATGCTGTATCCTCCCAGGATCTGATTAAACCTTTTATCATTAGCTCTATTTCAAGAAGCTTGGCATCTACGACATCACCTTGCGAAGCGATAATGTCCTGTATTTCTTTTAGTCTTAGCTCCAACTCTTCTAAAGTCATGGTCTTGACTCCAACCATTGAGCTTCCATCTGAGCCTCGACCATAGCGTCTTCGGCATACCGAATGCCGTATAGCTCAAGAGCCTCTTCGCATAGGTCTACATCCATATCACACAGATATTTGAGGTAGTCCAACGCGCAGTCTCTCAAAAGCTTTTGATGGTCGATGACATCAGCGAGTGAGGAGGTGACAAGAAAAGATCCTAGAGAATCCGCAACATCGCTAGAGTTCTGCATTTCGAACAAGATGTTATTCATATGCTCTGTGTTGTCCTGATCCTGAAGTAGATTGATTATCATCAGATCTATGTCCGACTTATCAACCTTGTCCCAGTGTATCTCTCCCTCGATGAAGCAACGAGTGACCGTATCATCTTCGACTAACCAATCTCTGTAGTATTTACCTTTCATAATTTTCCCCTTTGTTGTGTGAATTAAAACAGCATATCATTGTCTTCGTCAACATTTATTTCATCTTTTTCAAAATTAAATGGCATTGATTGCCCTTCATGACTGGTGAACTGAAGAGAATTCTGAAAATAGAAAGCGAAAGTCCCTTCCCACGCCCCATGCCTCTGTTTCGCAACGGTCAAAAGCAAGTCCCGATTATCCTCCAGGTATTTCAATTGCTTCTCGTCAAGCTCATGCCCCTGAGACTGTAACTCTTTGAGATCAAAACGTTTCTTGTTTTTCCAGACGATGAATAGATTGTCTGCCATATCGGATATGGTGCTACTACCCTTGACATCAAACTTAGTCGGTCGCCACTCCTCCCCGCCAGTTTGAGGTTTGCGAACGTGACATATGAGGTGGATGTGAACCTTTAAGGTCTTAGCGGCCCATTGCAGGCGATTGATGAAGTCCGTTTCGCGGGCGTTAGCATCTGCCCCGCCCTGATTGACCCCACACTTCGCCAAAGAATCTAAGACAATGTGCTTGCATCCCAGTTCTTTCCCGCAGTAATGGACGAATCCTAATATCTTTTCTGTTTCAACATTATCTAACTGGTCGTATATCAATATATTATCGTCGGCAAAATCTGCGAACTGGTTGATAAAACTTTCCGCAGGCGCATCGCCTGACCTAGTCCCCGCAGCTTGCAAACACATTCGCCATAAGGTTTCTTCGGGCTTCATTTCAAGAGAGGCGATAGCTACTTTGCTGTTTTTGGCGAGCCATAATGCTATCTGACCAGTGATTAGCGATTTCATGTGACCGTTCATACCACATATGACCGAAATTTCTCCAGGCCTCAACCTCACATGATCTGCTTTTTCCCAAGGCAACTTATCACCCCAGATTTTTGGCCCTTTACTACGCTCTATTAATTTCTCGCGCCAGTGTCCTGCGGAGTGTATCTCCTGAGCCTCCATACTGCCCACCAGAGAGATGTAGTCATCGAAATTAACATTATTAGGTATCTTCATAAGATCACCTCTGTACGGGCATCTGAGGCGTTGTCATTGCGGTTATCATTACGAACCCATGTTCTCACGCAAGCTTTCCAGTCTTTTATTTTTTGCTTTGAACCCAAAGTCCAATCGCGAGT